TACGAGTCCACCAGGAAGAACATAGTTGCCGTATTTCTTTAAGTTTGTTCCCCATTGTTGTTTAAACAACTCAGTTGCATACTTCTTTAACCAAGTGTCATCAAAAACTTTGCTATAAACTTCTGGGTCTACTATGCGATTTGCTTGAAAACACATATAGTTTCCAGCGATAAACTTACCACTCCAGTCAGTTTGAACATGCACTCTATTTGTCTTTTTATTATAGGTATATGGCATTTCTCCAGTAACGATCATATCTAACATTGACAAATGTTCACGAGCAATAACATAGTAAGTATATGAGGAAGCTGTTAAATTATAGAAATCGTTGAGGCGAAGTTGATAATTGATATCAAAGATGTTAAATCCAGCAGATGAAGTTGATGATTGAGTAGAGCCAGTAAATGGAAATACTCTCGAAACTCCAACGATTGAATCGGCGAGCTGCACATACTTGTTTAAGATATCTGCATTCGTGAGTTTGTGAGCGAGATATGTGGTCTCAGTGCCATCGTAATGAAAGTCGCGATACTTCTGCAGCGCGTCATCGATACGATCTTCTAATTGATCTTCGTCGACATTAATATCGATTACTGGAAACCCAAGTTTGCGGAGGCAGTAATCCTTGAGTTCTTGTCGAGTGCTTGGTTTTGCCATTGAGATAGAACCTCTCTAATTATTGTATATTTAGTTCTCTATCAACTTCCCGTCTCGAGAGGAATACACCAAGTCTGGATCCATATGAGCAAACTTTTCCCAGTTCGGTTCACCCTGCAAAATTCTCTTTCCGATAGATTCTTCGCCAATGTGTTCGATTAAATTTTCCCCGTTTGTTCCCTTGAGTTGAGCAGAATACATCTGATGGAAGTGATCAAGATATACCATAATCATTCCTTCGTTAATATTAAACCCCCAATACTCTCTGAATGGATAATCTACGATTGATTTTCTATACAAACTAAAGATGATAGGAAATGTTTTAGTGTTTTTACTATAATAAAACTTCTCAATTTTCGTATCAGTCTCCTCAATCTTCGGTGGCTCTTCGTGGAAATACCATTGCTGTCTTTGCAAAACAACTGATGCCATCTTCTCGTCAGAGTTGAGAACTGTTAATAATTCATCGATATGAATCGGTGATGTGATCAAAACATCATCCTCTTGATGAATGATATAGTCATAATCTTGCGTTTTGAGCCATTCAAAAAAGTTACTCCAAGTTACTGATAAACCTTTATTTTCGGTGTTCAACCATAAAAGTGTTTTATGAGTTTTCGCGAGCAACTGAAAGATTGAGTCATTTCGAGTTCTTGGGTAATCGTCGACGATAAGGCGAGTAACCTCATGATTTCCATAATCTAGATTCTTAAGAGAATCTAGAGTCTTCGTTAGGTATTGCAAACGATTGCAAGAAAATATCACATGTAAAATTTTCATTAGTATTCTGTGTTGAAAAAGAAGGTTTGAAATAATCTTCCGTTTTCGAGATTGTTTCCGAAATAGTCCAATGAGGCATGATAAAGGTTTCCGCGATACATCACGATTCGATTATATTTGTTTGCAACATAATCGACCATATCCCACTTTGTATAGTCATAGCCATCAAAATGAGGAGCAGTGTTATCTGCTCTGAAATAGTCGCCCGTTTCCTTATATCGATACAGAGCAGTTCCAGCAGAGAGAGGCGCATTCGGTGTTAGATAGCACACAGCAGCCCAAGAATTATAACTATCAGCATGAATCCAAGTGCGATCTTTCGCAGTGCAAATTTGAAATGCTCCAGTATAGCCAGAATATTCCATCCAATCGGTGATCTGCCCTCCAACATTAAAGATGATTTTTTGAATTGCATCTTTTAGATCGTCTGGAAGATATGGTTTTGTTCTTACTCCAGGATAATTTCCCGACACCTCAAATGGTTGAGACAATGCATAACTTCGCACACCATCTGGGTTTTGATAAAAATCGTCAGTAACAATTAAATTTGTTTTCATAACTCACCTAGTAATACATAAATCGACCAGAAGTCCCATCCCATCCGCAAACTATCCAGTCTGTTTCAATAACATCTTTTTCATATGGACGAGTAAAGTAATATGACAAAGTTTCAATATCATAATGTTTCATTGGGGCTTGATTTAGCAAATGAATTGTTGCTTCATTTATATCAATCATTTTATCTAATTGAGTGCCGCCGAATGCATATAACACCGTGCAATATTGATGTATGCGATTGTTATTTTGTTCTGTTCGACGATCAATAAATGAATAGTTCCAAGAATCATCCCAGTTGAAATTAAGCGGTCGTTTGAAAAATAATTTGTTTAAATTTTCAACATTAAACAGCGCATCATTTAAATGAAAGTAAAAGTATCTTCCGCAAGTTTTAATCACATAATCATATTGTTTTATTTCTTTTCTAAACTTCTTATAGAAGGTATTTAATAACAAAGATTCGCATAAACTTTTATTCGGATGCGTATTAACAATTTCAAATGCTTCTTGATCTAATTCTTTTAGTGGTATAAACTCAGTGTTCTTAAAGAAGCGAAATGTGTCTTGATATTCTTTATAGATGTCTGATGAATCAACAACAACTATTTTTGCCTCTGGAAATGCAGCTTGTATTGAATTGACAGTAAAGATTGTTTGACGAAATCTTTCTTCGCTAGAAAAGATTGTGCGAACAGGGCTATATGTCAATGGCGCATTGCGTGTTTGAATCGATGACCCGACAATAAAAAGATTATTCATAGAATTTATTCTTTATAACTTTTTCTAGATATCGACGATGTTGATCGTGGATCTCCTCATCAGAGAAATTTAATCCCCATTCTCTACAATCAAATGAAGCAATCTTATCAATACTCTCAATTGCAGTTAATAGGGATTTAAAATCTCGCACACGATATCCTGTTTGTCCCTCAAGAACAATCTCTGGAAATGCACCCCAATCAGTTGTAATTACAGGAGTGCCTGATAGATTAGCCTCAATGATCATATTGCCGAATGGCTCAACATAATGCGTCAAACCAATCAATGCCTTTGCATTTTTTAATAGATGTTTTCGTTGTTCTGCATCAGCAACACCAAAGACCTCAACATGATCTGGAACTTTCTCATATCCCAATGCTTTGAGCGATCCAGGACCAGCAATGATAAGTTTTTTACCCATCTTTTCTGTTGCTTGAATTGCAAGATGAATACCTTTCTCTTCGCATACTCGACCCAAAAATAAAAAGTAATCGTCTTTCTTTTCATTGTACTCAAATTCACTGATTGTAAATGGATTACCAATTACATCATCGAACCAAGAAGGGCTCATGAGCATTCCGCGCTCGCCATAAAACATATGCATATTTGCATATGAAGTAAAAACACGATATGGCGCAAAGATGCCATTGGCTCTATATCCAATAGAAGGTTCAACTGGTTTGCAGTTTGGATTCATCTCACATGCGAGTTGATTGTCAACGCCAAAGAAACAAACAATCAAATCACCATCGCTTGCTCTCTTGCGAATTTCTTCGCCAGCAAGTTCATTGAATCGCTTTATTTCTTTTGGTAATGTTGGAATATCAATATGCTCGCAATCAACTTGCGCGCCTGGAACTCCATAATGAATCATATGGAAATGCGGCGATAAATGTTTGATATATTTGTATGCGTGGACAGCAAATGGGTCCACACGATTCATCAACCCTGTTGGATTGCGAGGATTTACCAGTACATGGATTTTCATAACAAACTCACAAAAGATAATTTAACCTATTTATCGCGCATCCTTCATCGTCAATGTACCCCAATATGTTGAACCACCATCATAAGTGATGAAGGTCCACAAGTCACGAGAATTTGCTGCAGTCGTTGCTGGAGGAATTGATCCACCCGCCCAGTACACTGTATTCGCAAATGTTGGTGAGTAGCCACCTGTAGCATTTTGCATAATCAACAATGAGAATTGCTGAGCAGTACCAGAAGATGGAGCATTGATAAAGGTGAATTGAGCACTGGCTGTCATTACAGCGCGGAAGTAATTTGATACTGATAAGTCGCAAGTATTTGCAGCGTTAACATTCGTATTGGCTTGCAAGAAATCTTTATATGCTTTCAATGTAATAGAAGTTGTGCCGCTAATAATATTGTTAGCAGCACCATAAGCATTATTTGCCTGAGCATACGCAGAATTTGCTTGGGCATATGCTGCATTTGCTTGACCATAAGCAGTATTTGCTTGGGTTCGTGCAGTGTTTGCCTGACCATAAGCGGCATTCGCTTGTCCATAAGCAGTATTTGCTTGACCATATGCATTTTGTGCTGTTGTTTGGGCAGTATTAGCAGCACCATAAGCATCATTAGCAGTTGTGCGGGCAGTGTTTGCCTGATTTCTCGCTGTATTGGCTTGAGCATATGCGATTGTTCCATTTGGTTCAAGTACAATGTTACCAACCATTCCACTATGAACAGTGCACTGATAAACATAAGTGTTTCCACCAAGTTCATAAGGAACTTTCCAGTATAATGTGCCAGAAACTTTGCCTTGAGCAGAAGAACCAGTGCTTACTGTTCCATCAGTTGCAACATGAGTCAGTCCAGTGTCATAGTTTGAACCACCAGATGAAACACGAATCACAAATGGGTGACCAGTCAC